GAGGTTTTTTATTTTGAAGATTTAGAAGAATTAAATGTTGAGGTTTGGAAGAAATGGAGGGAATATAGAAAAGAACAGTTTAGAATCACTTACAAACCAATAGGAGAAAAAGCAGCAATCGGAAAGCTGATGCGACTTTCTCAAGGATGCCACGAAGTTCAAGAGCAAATCATACAGCAATCAATAGAAAACGGATGGAAAGGGATTTTTGACCTAAAAGACCAAAAACAATCAAAAACAAAGAGCGCACTTGATAACTGGCAGAAAGCTCGAAATTTAATAAACAATGCTTAATATTACAAATGAAGACAATATGCAACTAATGGCAAGGTATGAAGATAATTATTTTGACTTGGCTATTGTTGACCCTCCTTATGGAATTGATGTTGCTAAAAATGGTAATGTAGGCGGTGGTGGCTTGTGTAAGGTTACAGATTACGGAGCTAAAAATTGGGATAGTAAAGCACCTGATAAAAAATATTTTGAAGAACTAAAAAGAGTAAGCAAAAAACAAATTATTTGGGGAGCTAATCATTTTATTGAAAACATACCAAAAGCCAACAGTAGTTGTTGGATTGTTTGGGATAAGGACAATACAGGTAACTTTGCAGATAGTGAATTAGCTTATACAAGTTTTAAAACTGCAGTAAGAAATTTTAAATGGAGGTGGAATGGTATGCTTCAACAAAATATGAAGAACAAACAAAAGAGAATACATCCGACCGAAAAACCAATACAACTTTATGAATGGCTTTTAATGAACTACGCAAAAGAGGGTGACAAAATACTTGACACGCATTTAGGTAGTGGTTCAATAGCTATTGCTTGCCACAATTTAGGTTATGATTTAACTGCGTGTGAACTTGACAAAGAATACTTTGATGCAGCAATGAAACGAATTAACAATCACAAATCACAAATAAGATTATTTAATGGATAAAACAAAACAAATCTGGAACAGATGGAAGAATGACCTTCCAAAACTGAAAGAAGAAGCAGTCGATATTCTTTCAAGAACTTATTTAGAGATAGGACAAAAGCCAAGTGTTGAAGATATTGTGACAATGGCAAACATTTTAGTAGATGATTTAGCCAATAATACTCAATTTAGCACAATGACAATGGAAGATGTGTCAAAAGGTTTTAGAGAGGGTGTGAGAGCTGGAGATGAAGCAAGTGTCTTTCTAAATGTGAGGACTTGGAATATATGGTTACGAAAAGAAAAGAAAAAGGTTGCAAAAAAAGTGATAGAATTACATAAACAACAAGAACTCGAATATATCGAGAACGCTCGATTGATGGGCGGAACTATTAAAAAAGCAAAATTATTAAAATGAAAAAAGGACAATTAAAACTCGAAACAGTTAGGATTTTGGAATCTCTCTGCAAACATATTATTGAGAGTCAAAATGACTACGAAACGAAAGACTTGAAAGCATTACTTTCCGAAGCCCTTGCTTATTATGATTTGTATTTATTGAAAAAGAACAATAATAGAATTGAAGCTCAGAAGCTAGAAGAAATGCTTGTTCCAAAATGGGAGGAGGGTTTGAGAGCTGAAATAAGACAATACTTTGACGAAGTATGAAAGCAAAAGACAAAGTAAAAACTCTATTGGTTAAATATCCACACTTTAGAGATTCAGATAATAAGTTGATTGCAGCGTATTGGTTTGAGGAATTAAAAGGAAAGGGAGTGAATCTAAATGAAATAAGCGCAATGGAGTTCCTTCATTATTTTGCAGAATCTAAACTTACAAACAGCGAAACGATACATAGATGCAGAAGAAAAGCTCAAGAGGAAAACACCGAGCTTAGAGGTAAAAGTTATTACAACAGGCAAGAAAAGATGCAAAAGCAATGGAGAAAAGATTTGGGATATAATGGCTAAAACAACCACATCTAAGTTAAAAGCTAAACTTGATAAGCTGTTCTCTGAATACATAAGGAAAAGAGATAGCGACCATCGTGGAATGTGTAAATGTATCTCTTGCGGTAAAGAAGCTCCAGCTTTTGGTGGTTCTATACACGCTGGACACTTTATGAGTCGTAGGCACTTAGCAACAAGATGGGATGAAAAGAATGTGAATGCTCAATGCGCTGGCTGTAATACTTTTCGTGGGGGTGAACAATACCGTCAATCAATTGGAATAGATAGAAAGTGGGGTGAGGGAACATCAGCAGAGTTAGAACAAAGAGCGCACACAATAGTTAAACTATCAAGAGCAGATTATGAAGAAGCAATCGCAAACATTAAACAAAAGATTAACGAACTCAATTAACAATGAGGTGTTAATATTTTTCAAACTAGAGGATTGGAGTATTGAATGTATTTTTTATATTAGCAACAATGACAAAGATTAGCACAATATTTGAAGGAGGAATTGCAAAGGTAGCAACACTGGCAGATGGCTCACTCTCACTAACGATACACACACAAGAGCTTCCAGAGGAAACAATGATGAGACTATTTAAGCTAAGAAAAAAGCCAGGAATGGTTCTTATTAGTTCGGATGGTATAAACAAAAAAGAGATTGAAGAAGTAGAAAAGTTTACAAGCGATTTTGAGGTGGGTGGTAAAACACCAAGCCAAAGACTACGAGCTGTACTTTACAGGGTTTGGGAACAAACAGAGCAGACGTATGACTTTCCTATTTGGTACGAATCACAACTTGAAAGAATAATAAACAAATACAAAGCGACTCTGGATGCCTAGAAGGACACTTTCTCAATTGATTTGGAAAAGCACGGAGAACGGAGCGGAATTGAGAATGCCTAAAATAATAAAAACAGATATTACTTTCCAACTAATGTTTGGAGAAGCAGAAAGCCACAACGAACAAACTAAAAAAGAAACAACAAATGCTGACAAATATGAGTGTAAAACCTACCGAGATGTTGAACATTTTAAAAAATTTATATAGAATAACAGTTGGAGTTATTATTCTTTTTATTTTATTGCCAGTCGTTTTAGTTTGGTTTACTTATTTATTTCTTAAATTTTTGATTGAATATGAAACTTAAAGCACAACTAGAGGTGAGTATCTTATTAAAAGATAATGAAACAGTCGAAGCAGCAAATGCACGAGTAATAGAAAAACTCATTGATGTTGTTGACGAATGGATAAATGATAAGGATGGTCTTACTCCATACGTAAAAATAGAATATGATGTGGACTTTGATTACTTACAAGAAATAAAACTATTAAATTGATGCCTACATTACCTAAAGGAAAACCAAAAAGCTGGATTGCTAATAGCAAAAAGAAAACACGATACACCCAAAAACACGTGTCAGAAAATACTAGCTTTTATAAGAGTAATGCTTGGAAAAAGGTACGTAAAGCATTTTTTGCAATGAATCCTATTTGTAGATGGTGTGAAGAAGAAGGAAAGGTTACAGAAGGTAAAATCGTTGACCACATTATTGAGATTAGCGATGGCGGCGAAACACTGAGCTTTGGTAATTTACAAACTTTATGCCACACACATCACAACCAAAAAACCGCTTGGGCTAAAATGAAAAGAAAGAAGGGGAATTAGCTCAGATGGCTAGAGCGCTTGCCTTGCACGCAAGAGGTCATCGGTTCGACTCCGATATTCTCCACAAATATTAAAGAATGAAAAAGAGTAAATACTATTACGACTACACAAGGAACACAGATACACCATTAGTGGATGATAGAATCCCTCACTATTATAAAGGTAAACAAGGGTACGAAGCAAGGAAGGTGTGTGATAACTTTGATTTGACTTATCACCTAGCAACCGCAACAACTTACATAATCCGAGCGTATCATAAGCACGACACTCCGATTGACTGTTTGAAGAAAGCAATAGCACACATTGAATTTGAGATAGATAAATATGAGCAAAATAATAAATAACCTAGTATGGGAGGTGTTCATTGAGGAAACAATGGGACAAGAGAAGTCCGAAACATATACGGATAGAATCACAGATTACACGGAAGATATGTGCTATATAATCTACACTAATTTGATATATAGGATAGATAGGGGTGAAAACATAAACGATATTAGATTTGAAGACGTACTACCTAGAGAACTTATGAAAATAAACAAGGGGGGGGGTTAAAAAGTTTTTTGACTAACTACTATCGAC